GTGGGCCGATTGGTCAAACGTGCGGGACGTGCTTTCCGGGAACAAGTATGACGACATTCGAACGGAAATCAACAGCCGCCGCCGTATTTTCCGCACCGCCCCTCTGGAGGCGGGCCGCAAGATAAACTCCTGGGCCCTGGAGGCGGAGGACGCCATTTTCAAGCGTATCACCTACGCCGACGCTTTGGCCGGCTATCTCCAGTCCAACGGCGTGACGGCGGAGCAGATGCGGAACAACACGGTGGACACGCAGCTTCTCAGCCGGGCGCGGGACTACGCGGGACGGGAGGCGCTGAAGGCCACCTATCAGGATCGGAATATGGTATCGGATAAGGTGGTGCAGATCGCCCGCGCCCTGGGACCCGCCGGTGAGGCCGTCCTGCCCTTCAAGCGTACCCCGGCCAATATCCTGGTGCGGGGCATGGAGTACAGCCCGGCCGGGCTGGCAAAGGCCATGACCTACGATCTGATACAGGTAAAGCGCGGCAGGATTACGGGAGCGGAGGCCATCGACCACATCGCCTCCGGACTCACCGGCTCGGGGCTCATGGCGCTGGGCGCGTACCTGTTCGCCCAGGGGATTGTCACCAGCGGCGGCGGGGACGACGAGGGGCAGGACGCACTCAACGACCTGACGGGCGTTCAGAATTACGCGCTGAACCTGCCCGGCGGCGGGAATGTCACACTGGACTGGCTGGCTCCGGAGGCTTTGCCCTTCTTCATGGGCGTGGAGCTGATGGACTCCATGGGACAGGGGGGAAACACGGCGGAGAGTATTTCCACCGCTCTGAAATCCATCTCTGACCCCATGCTGGAACTGTCCATGCTCCAGTCCCTCAACGATGTGATGGACAGTTTTTCTTTCTCAGAAAACAAGCTGGGAGCACTATTCTACTCCGCGCTGGTCAGCTACTTCACCCAGGCGATTCCTACCCTGGGCGGACAGATTGAGCGCTCCGCCGAGGACGTGCGCATGACCACCTACACCGACAAGAACCTGCGGTTGCCAACCGACCTCCAGTATGCCATTGGCCGGGCCAGCGCTCGGCTTCCGGGGCCGGACTACCAGCAGATGCCCTACATCGACGCATGGGGCAGGGAGGACAGCAGCGGTCCCCTCTGGCTACGCATGGCAAACAATTTCCTCAATCCGGCCTATACCTCCAACAAGCAGGTGACGCCGGTGGACGAGGAGATACAGAGGATTTATGACCAGACAGGAGACGCCTCAGTGGTTCCCCAGCGGCCGGAACGCTACATCACCGTGGACGGGGAACGGATTGACCTGAGCAAGGAGAAATACGAGCAGTACGCCACCAAGCGGGGTCAGATGCAGTTTGAAATGCTGGGGAACATCATAGACAACCCGACGTACCGGAGCATGAGCGATACCGACAAGGCGTTTGTCATTGACAGCGTCTATGAGTATGCGGACAAGACCACAAAGTCTGAGATCAGCAGCTACAGGCTGGACGGATGGGTAAAAACGGCTGCGCACAGCGACCTATCCCCGGAGGACTATATCCTGTTCCGGGCCGCCATCACAGACATTGAGGGAGAAGACCGAAAAGACCGGATTATGTCCGTCATAGACCGCATGAACGTGAGCGACGAGGTGAAGGACGACTATTACTACGCCGCGGGTTACAAGGAGTCGACCATCGACGACGCACCGTGGCATAGCCGGTGGTGAATATGGCAAAGGCTTTGATTCGGTTCCCCGGAAGGCTGGAGGAGCTGACCACCACCGAAATGAAGCACTCCATCCGCGAGGCCAACCTGGGGAAAGACGACACACGGATCGCGGAGCTCTATCTGCTGGAGCGAAGGCCTCAGATTGATGTTGCCGATTGCTGCGAAATCGACCGGAAAACGATTTACCGCCACATGCCTTTTATCTGTGAAAAGGTGGAGTTCACGGCCTCAAAGCTGGGCTTCCTCCAAAAAGGTACATAACGCCCCATAACTTCCGCTGGGATGTCCCCCGGCGGAAGTTTTTTTGTGCGACAATATAGGCAAGGAGGACGTGAGGATACAGGGTTGGTACACGTCGCCGCCCTCCTCACGGACTCCTTATTTTTATGGACAAGGACGTGTTGGATATGACTCTAATCGAGAGGATGGTAGCCGCCGGGATGTCCCGCGAGTGCGCCGCCGAAACGGCGGTCTGGTACATGGCGCAGGGGGATGACGAGGGTCTGGAGGCATATGTGACAGCATTGGAGGCAAAACATGGGATTCATTCAGCATAACGAAAACCCCGACGGACGCAACGTAGGGGACTGCACCATCCGGGCCATTGCAAAGGCCCTCGGACAGAGCTGGGAGGAGACCTATGTGGGCGTCGCCATCCAGGGCTACATGATGCGGGATATGCCGTCGGCCAACCATGTGTGGGGAGCCTACCTGCGCAGCCGTTGCTTTGACCGGGACATGATACCCAACTCCTGCCCGGACTGCTACACGGTGGCCGACTTTGCCGCGGAGCATCCCGAAGGCACCTATATTCTGGCCCTGTCCGGGCATGTGGTGTGCGTGCAAAATGGAGACTGGATTGACACCTGGGACAGCGGCGGGGAAATACCGCTCTACTACTGGCACAAGGAGGCGTAACCCATGAGCTACCCTTACTATGGATACCAGCAGCCGCAATATTACCAGCCGCCCATGCCGGATCAGCTTGCACAGCTCCGTGGGGCGCAGTTTCAGCCCATGCCCCAGCAGATGCCGCAGGCACAGCCCCAGCAGGCGCAGGCCAGCGGCCAGAGCATGGTATGGGTGAGCGGTGAGGCGGAGGCGATGGCTTATCTGGTGGCCCCTAACAGCGCCGTGGCGCTTTGGGACAGCAACTCACCCACCATCTATCTCAAGCAGGCGGATGCCAGCGGGAAACCGTCCATCAAGGTCTATGACCTCGTAGAGCGCACCAGCGGGGCCAGAACGGCGCAAGCCCCACAGGGCGTGGAGTTTGCCACAAAGGCCGATCTTGAGGCCCTGGCGGCCCGTGTGGACGCGCTGGCATCTCCGAAAACGACTGCAAAGAAGAACGCGAAGGAGGATGCAGAATGAATCCCTTTTTCGGAGTCATGGGCGGCGGTGGCCGCCCCAACATGATGCAGCAGTTTCAACAGTTCATGCAGCAGATGAAGGGCAAAGACCCAAATGCTATCATCAATGAAATGGTCTCAAGCGGAAAAATCTCGCAGGAGCAATTAAACCACGCTCAACAGCAGGCCCAGCAGATGTCGGGCATGTTCGACGGGATGCGGGGAATGTTCGGCAAGTGATCAAAATCCCGGCCGGGTTTTGAAAATAAAAACAAAGGAGAATTTACATGAGTCTTTCTTCTGACGGCGGCACCGTTATGACGATGCCGGTTCAGCCTGCCTATCAGGGCGGCAACGGCGGTTTTGGATGGGGCGGGGACTGGTCCAGTTGGATCATCCTGTTCCTCATCTTCGGCCTGTTCGGCGGTTGGGGCGGCTATGGCGGCTTCGGCGGCGGGAACGGCGTGAACGGCCCCGGCTTCCAGGGGTACGCTACCCGCGCTGATATCAACGAGGGCTTTGCCCTGAACGGCCTCCAGAACGGCCAGACCTCCATCCGGGACGCCGTGACCAGCGGATTCCACGGCGTGGACACCGCCATGTGTAACCTGGGCTATCAGACCCAGGCGGGCTTCAATGCCCTGGGTGCTCAGTTGGCTTCCTGCTGCTGCGACACCCGGGAGGCGATTCAGGGGGTGCGGTACGACCTTGCCACCACCGCCTGCGCTACGCAGAACACCATCCAGAACACCACTCGGGACATCATCGACAACGCCAACGCCAACTCCCGGGCAATCCTGGACTTCCTGACTCAGGATAAGATTGCTACTCTGACGGCCGAAAACCAGAGCCTGAAGTTCCAGGCTTCTCAGGCGGCCCAGAATGCTTTTATTACCGCGAATCAGGAAGCCCAGACCGCCGAGTTGATCCGCCGCATCAACCCCATGCCCGTGCCTGCCTACCAGGTGCCCAACCCCTATACCGGCTGCTGCGGCTACAATAACTGCGGCTGCTAAAACCAAATACATCAACTTCCGAGGATTCCTTGGATGTTCGGCCCCGTGCCGATACTGACAACAGCGGCGGGGCAACAGCCTCGCCGCTTTCCCTATCGAAATTGATAGGTTTAAACTGGTCGATTCCGACCACTTTAGAAAGGACTGATTTTATGGCTGAGTTTACCAATGCCAATTTGCAGGTCGTACAGCCCAACCAGCCAGTGGTCTACAACGAGACCCCGGACACTTGCAACAACGGCTGCATCACGCACAGAGAGGGCGCAGGCGTCATTCGTCTGAGCGGCCCTTGTGCCCGCAGTTGCCAGAGGACTGCAAAGTATCTGGTGATGTTTGGGGCTAACATCGCTGTACCTGCCGGCGGTACTGCTGGCGCGATCTCCCTCGCCATTTCCATTGATGGTGAGCCGCTACCCGCCTCGGTTGGTACGGTGACGCCAACCGCTGCCGGGGATTTCTTTAATGTATTTATCCCCGCAAAGG